AGGAAACTTCGTACCAAAGATTGTTTGTACTGGCGCACCGCCTTGTCTGCGGAAGACCTTACCAGGATAAACAGTTAAGTCCTGACCAGGAGTCAGGTTAGATTCGTCTACTTCGATTAACAGGTTCCCAGAGAGAACAGCGTTGTCAACTGCTAATCGCATGAAGCCATTCATGAGAGTTTGCGTATCATCCATGTTCTCAGCGAGTCCCACGCCGAAGAAAGAGTATGGGTTAACTTCGTAAGGGGTCGCAAAATAAGGTATTCTTTTAGGCGTGAAGGGATTAATAACAAGGCGTAATACTTCTCCGTTACATACCCAGCAATTAATTTGAACTTCATCTTCATTTTTGTAATCATCGGGAATCTCCAAATTATTATCACGAGCTATCTGAGCATCAACAGTACCCCAAAACTCTAAAACCTCGTATCTTTCAATATCAGTGCCTGAGTAAGCTGAGTTACCCTCGGCAGTTTGATTGTCATCAAGATCGTTTTCCCACCATTCTCTAGTGTAGTCAGGGCCATACTTAATTGCTTCTTCAATTGCATCGTTTCTAAAGTAAGGACGCTTTTTAAGATACCTAACTTGAGAGCGTGTCATTCTATGCCGCTCGACAACATAATCACAATCGTACATGCTGTAAGCATCGGGATCAGGATAGAAGTTCCAGATTGATGTATGTTCTACCTGTGGTACTGTTTTCATAATTGGGTTATACTCACCGTCCTCACCCCAATTAGAATATTCTTTATCAAAAGCAAACGGACCTTTCATGATCCCAGTGCCAAACGTCACACATTCAAAACAACTATGTCGTAGATGTCGAGTAGCAGCAGATTCTTCTAACTGATCCTTAATCTTCTTTTCCATCTTTTTAGCAGCAACCATAGCAGGTTCAAAAGTTAAAGAAGTAGGAGTTGCACCTGGACCTTCTTGGACGTTTTTAAAATCTTTTAAATCTTCTCTAAGAGGTCCAAGTTTATCTGAGATATCTTCTTTGTCATCTCCTTCAAAACCAAACCGATCTATTAATTCTTGCTCGGCTGCCTCTACCGCAGGATCTATGTTAACTGTATCTGCTACGCCTTCAGGTAGAGTAGTAGGATCTACACTAATCGGAAACTTGTTCTGACTAAACAGTACATCAATTAGCTGACCATACGCCGCCAGCACTTTCGTTTTCGTAACCTTAATAAACACACGCGACTTTTCCGTTTCAGTAAATTGAACTTCTGGGCCATAGATGCCCCGATAGTTTCTATACGATTGTAGCCATCTTGATTCATCATGATACCTTGCATCCTTTGCTCTTTCAAATCTATCTTCAACGTAACTCACAATGTTACTGTACGAACCTCTATCTTCCTCATCGTCATCAAGAACATTAATAATATCATTTTCGTAGGTATCGGACATAGTAACTCCTGTTAATATCCAAATCGGTTGTCAGAAGGACGCCAATTTATCTTAGGTGTATTTTCATACGCAGTTCGTAAGTTAGTTGGCCTAGAAGAAACCATATACCTCAGTGCATCATAAGCATGATCTTCAGCATGGGTATCTACATCTTCTGGGTTTCTTTTATCTAGTGGGATAGATGCTAACTGTCTAATTACATTAGGACACGTTTCAAAGAATCTAATCCCTGGTTCATCAGTATCTTCATCGACCATTAGTCTTTTGTGAATCTCAATCTTACCACTTACACGAGATCCTGGCGATCTATCAGACGGTCTAAATCTACATCCCTCTGCATTTAGAGTTTCTGCAATAGATGGTCCTCTGTCACCTCGTCTAGCCCAGCAACTACTATCCAACACTGCATCTTGGATTCGTCCGTCGCCCTCTTCAACTTCTCTAATCATACGACCTAGTTGATCTGCTGTTAGTCTGTTGACGTAAAGCTCTCTATAAATCCAAATGTTATTATCGTAATCTATAGCACCCCACAAAATAGCAGAGTGAGAAGAGAACCCAAAGTCAGCAGCCCTGATTCTAGTCCAACCATGAGGAACCTCAAAAGGCTCTACTACATGAGTGGCTCTGTTAAAGTCAGGGAATGCGCCTTCTTCAACAACATCCCAGTCTCCATAAAGAAACTGCTTACGTTTAACTTCTGGCAACGATGCCAACATAGCAATGTAGCTGCCGTCTTGAGTTAGATAAGGGTTATCCCAAACTGAGGCAGGGATAAACTTTCTGGTAATCTCAGTAGAAAGTGTCTTACCCTCTAACTCATATTCTACTTTTTCTGCAAACCGTGTATTAGGTTTTGCTGGCTCAATAAATAATTCTTTTACCCAACGAGAGCCAATGTTACCTGGGTTTCCTGTAGCCCTCATGTGAAGAGGTATGCTAGTATCCGCTGACCGTAAAGAGGATCTTAGGAAGTGCCACACATCAGGAGAACCGTACTGTGGTAATTCGTCTACGCCGATCCAAGAATACGATTGACCTTGATAACGCAAAACGTCTTGCAAATTTTCGCAATATCCGAACTCAATACGAGCACCAGATGGGAAGTGCCAAGTATTCTCCTGAGTTTTGAACTTTGCACCAGGGACCACCTTTGGATAAATCTGTTGCGTTTGAAAGATAACATCACGCAATTCAGGCATTGACCTACGAATTAGTAATGCACGAGACGTAGGCTTGTCAACAAAACGTAGAGGAGCAATAAGAAGACTGTAAGTCTTACCCCCTCCTCTAGCCCCGCCGTAAAATACCTCCCGCTCATTAGCCGACAAAAAGTCTGTCTGGGGACCAGGATTAGGGCGGAATGCAACTTCTCTAGTATCTTCAATAGGCTCATCTGCAAAATCAAGACCCTCTACGATGGACTGTTCTTTTTTAGATTTAGCTTTATCTAGTCGGCGTTTAGCTTGCTCTGCTTTAATCCGAGTTTGCTTCTCAGTATTTTTAAGATCCTCAAGCTTGCGCTGAGCAGGAGTAAGTTTCTTACGACGTTTCTTGCGTCTGTCATCAAGCTCTTCCTCGGTCCAGGCAAGTTTGTGTAGTCTAGTTCCAGATAGTTTACGGTTCGTTTCTGCTTCCAGCCAAGCTGCAACAGATCTAACTGAACGCCCTGATCTAACATGTTCAATAGCCTCACCCAAAAGTTCTAACGCCTTTGGATCGGGAACATGCCAACCTACTCCGTCTTCATCTACTTCTCTGTCAAAACCAAAAGGTAGCTTACCTCTAGCTCTGTACTTTTCAGATCTTAGATGATTAATCTTCGGATGTGCCATCCTCTTCCTCTAGCGGCGGTAAAAATACAATAGCCGCCCCATTTGTTTTATGTTCTACTTTTTCAGTCTTCACAATACCAGCGCGATCAAGAATCTCTTTGGCCGCTGCTAGTCTATCTTTATTGCCTAGAGCACTAGGATCATCTAAGATACCTGACATGGACAGCACAGCTTTAGGAGCATTAGCCGCCAACATATATTCAGCCCGTTCCATAATCTCTGACTTTAGACTACGGATTAGTCGGGCAGGATATTCTGTAGAAGCATAGCCAGCAATATTCATGGCTTCCCTAAAGTTACCCTGCGCCTCACCAAACAAGGCATTCAAAAACTTTTCTTGTTGCTCTGTCACCTAATTGGTCCTCGTCTCGTAACAAACCCACCAGCTTTATACTTATTAAGGTCTATACCTTCAAAGGCTTTATCGCTTCTTTTTTGAGCAGCCTCCTCTGCGGATTTTATATCTTTATGAGAGCTAGTTGCTTTTATTTTTCCTTTTTTATACATATCAAATATTTCATCTTCACCATATTGAACACCGTTATGTATACTTGGAATATTTATAAATTTATTATTATCTTTTAAAGTAATAGATTTTTCAGATACAAGCCTACCTGATTTTGTTTTATATACAGGACGACCATACTTAGTTTTAAGTTTTGGAACTATAACACCAACTTTTTCTGTCATATTAATACTTCGCAGTCTTACTAGACTTCAACGGACCCTTACGAGTAAATCCACCGTTCTTCATCTTAGCCATAGAGTCTGCATGTTTCATGATAATACCAGCTTGCTTACCGTGAAGAGCAGAAGCTTTCTTTAATTGACCTGCAACCTTTTTAATTTTGTTAACACTCATTATTTTTTCCTCGCTGGTTTATTGTAAAGCGCACCACGACGGGTAAACAGACCACCCTTTTTTCTTCCGGGTTCTTCACCACGAGCTACCAACGGATCAAGGTCATCACCTTTATCGTAGGTTACGTCGATCCCAAATTTTTCTTTAAAAAACTTTTTAGCCGCTTCTTCGCTAAACCGTCCTGGTTGTCTAGTCTCAGTCCTAGTGTTTCTTGGGCCTTTGTCTTTTTCTGCGCGACGATTAGCAGCTTTTCTTTTTTCCATCATTTTCCTGGTAGACGCGCTCGTTGTTGGCCGTTCTGCAAGAGTTCTTTCAGGTCTAGGCTTGGGCTTAGCAGTAACAGTAGTTCTTTCAGGTCTAGGCTTAGGCTTGGCAGTAACAGTTTTAGGTTTAGACTTAGTATCTACAGTCTTAGGCCGAGCCTTTGGTTTAGTTGCTTTAGGAAAGGCAACACCACTTTCTCCTGGCATAGCTGTCTTACGTTTAGGTTTAGCAGCGCCAGTTCTTCCAACTTCTGAGTCAGCTCTTTGTCTATTTGTGTCTAGTAACCTAGACCGTCTGGCTTTTTTCTCTGCTTTATCTTTTGCTGATTGTACAGCTTGTTTTGGGCCTTGTCCTGCTGATTGCACGGTTGATTTCTTTTGTTCTTTAGATACTGGTGTTTTTTGCGCTGGTACATTAGAGAAAAAGGAGCGGACTTTTTTACCTAGAGCATCCATCTTTTTATCAAAGGATGCAAGAGGAACCATCCTCTTATCTTTAGGTAAACGGGCAATAGCATCAATCTCAGCAGAAAGATCTGCTACTGGAATTAATTCTGGTGGAATCTCTTTCATGCCATAGGTTTTCAGACCCTTTTGTGCTCTACGAATAATTCTTTTAGCAGCACGATAGTCTTGCGCCTCAGCCGCTGCTGCTGCCTCTCTCAAAGCTTTATCTGCCGCAGCTTTTGCACGAGACTCTCTACCCAGTTGTACTTTTGTTTTACCCGTTGTCATTTCCTGTACTTCCTTGTTTTAGCCGCAATCTTTTTAGGCTGCTTTACGAACTGCTTGCCAGCCTTAGTGCCTTTGCGTTTAGCACGACTCGTAGCTGCATACTCTGCTGGACTAAGGGCTTTGATAGCTTTCTCAGGTAAATAACGCTCACCAGTCTTTGACGATTTCTTGCCAGACTTAGTGCGCCACTTTTGTTTAGTCCAATCCTTCAGACTCTGCTGTGATTTTTTAAGAGCCATTAACGTCCTCGTTCATCACGAAGGTATTTCATTTCTGTTTCGATAACAGATACGCGACGTAAAACTTCTGCTAGACGATCACCCACCATATTATTAGCGCGAACTTCTTCCATAAGATTTTCAATTTTACGCTGATGCTCGGCTACATCACGCCGAAGATTTACATTCTGCTCAATCGCCATCTTAGACGACAGGCCACCCACATCTTCTTTTAGACTCTTAACTGTATGAGCCTGTTGGCTAACCCACCAGATAATACCAGCAGCCTGAAGGACCACGGTAATAATAACTGCAATTGGAATTTTATTATCGAAGTTCATTTTTTACGAGCCTCCGTTTTTTTCTTCATTGCGTTGATGTATCCCCTATACACCTTTGCAGCGCCAGCTTTTTTAGCAACCCTGGCTCGTTGTTCCATAGCAATAGCAGCTTGGATCTTATGTGCGTGTGATCTCCCTGATCGTTTAATCTTAGATACAGATGCCGTTGCATCCTTTTCAGTAGCGAACTTTAAACCTGTAATCGTGCCTTTTGGATTCTCATCAGTGTAGAGATCCGAGTGTTTCTTAGACTTAGCTGGCTGTCCTGCTTTGCGTGGTATCCGCTTCATTTCTTAACGGGGCCACCTTTTTTCATGTAACCCATTTTATTACGCACAGTAGTGGGTAGTTTCTTTAAACCTTTGTTATCTGCTGGTACAGACTTTAGACCACCAACTGAACCACCTTCTTTAGCTCTATACCCACCACCAGCTTTCTTATAAGCGGCTGCGGTCATCTGAGCTTTTCTAGCAGACCATTGTCCAGGCTTACCACCCTTTGATCCAGCTTTAATTCTATTAAAGATTCTTTTACGCAGTGCTGGCTTAGTGTAATTACCTGCCTCGTTGACTCTACTCTTCGTCTTCTTCTTCGCTGACATCATATCCCCCGTGGAAATTATCGTAGATCTCGTCTAATTCCCTATACTCTTCCGACTCTGAAGAGAACTGTCGGTGAATAGGTGCGAAATCAGGTCGCTCATCGCCAAGCTCGAAAAAAGCAGGATCATAAAACTGACTACGGTTATTAGGAACCCCGACAATGCGACCGCAATTAAGGCGACACAGATGAGTAATCTTATTTTGTCGATGGTCGTCAGCATACTGGCTGTTATAGTAGTCAATCGAGAACCAATACCGCCCTTCATGCTTTTCCCCATTAATCAATGCGAACATTGGCAAGTCTCGAAACATTTCAAATCTAACCACAGAAAACTCGAAGGAGCCGCAGTCCCAAGGTTGGACCTCATAATCAGACCAGTTATCATCACACTCCTTCGTGACTATGGCCCGTAAAGGCATACGACTCCAACCGTACCCTCCGTATCCAGGCTCAGTAAAACAAACCTGGAAACTTAACTGCCTTCCCATATAGCTCGTAACTGCATGAACAAAGCCTTGCAGATATTCTCCGTGGCCACTCTTATCACCCGTTGTATATTCACGCCGGATGAGTACCCGTTCAAACGGGATGTTCTCAGTAAGAACTGGCATTAGTATTTAGCCATCTTACCTTTTTTAGCAGTCATCGTCTTTTTCTTCATTGCAG